CCTTTGCGCGATGTTTCGTTGCAGGGGGTAGTAGGCGCAACCCTAGAAGCTGATCTTTTGTTGCGTAGAATGCCTCTTTTAATGCGTAGTCCAGAGGGGTGGATGGCTAGTTTTGGCACTCAACTACTAAAGGCGGTTACTGGAACAAGCACTTACGTCATTAAAACAAACGCTAATGGCATCCAAGAGGTAAGGGTCAAACAGCTAAACCCCATTCCAACAGACAGCGATGGGCGAGTATGGGTTAACTGGGTTGCTACTGAATCAACATCATTGCAAGAAATGAATGTTTCAGGAAAGATGGTTGTTATTGGAACTACTGCTAAAGGAATACTCCCCGCAATAGCCACCCCCAAAGGATTGCTTTACCCCCACCAGATACAAGCGGCATTGGCCGAGACAATTATTCACGCATCTAACAAGAAGATGCCTATGGTTCCACAGGAGTCTATGCTGTATGAAGCGGCAATTATCGTCGCTGGGGCGCTATTGGTGTTTCTGTCAATAAACTATTTGGGGGTGTACCTTGGGGCTTTGCTCTCTTTTGTAGTTATGGCGGCTACTATGGGTTTTGGGTTCTACTTAATTCGGTCTGGAATGCTGATAGATGTTACTTGGGCAACCGTCTCTGAATTTGTTGTTGCTCTATTTGCCTTTTATGTAAACTACAGAGAACAATACAAGCTAAAAGAACAGATTAAGAAACAGTTTGAGCATTATTTAGACCCAAGGCAGGTTAAGAAACTCCAAGAAAACCCCGAATTACTCAAGTTAGGGGGTGAAAAACGGTACTGTACGTTCCTGTTTACAGATGTTCGCGGGTTCACGGCTCTGTCAGAGAGTGTAACGCCTGAAGAAGTGGCTTATATAATGAATAAAGCCCTTACAGCCCAGCAATCAGCGGTTGCTCAATGTCATGGAATGGTAGATAAGTACATTGGTGATGCAATGATGGCTATATTTGGAGCGCCTTTAGACCTAGAAAACCATGAAGATTGGGCTATAGAATGCGCCATCCAAATAGAGAAGAATATGGAGGAGCTTAATATTGAGTTTAAATCAAAAGGTTTGCCCCCCATTAAGATCGGCATTGGAATTAACAGCGGTGATGCAATTATAGGCAACATGGGTTCAGACCAGCGCTTTGATTATACGGCTATAGGTGACGCGGTTAATGTAGCGGCTAGGCTGGAGTCTGGAACCAAAGCGGCTGGGGTTGATGTTCTTATAGGGCATAAGACTGCCAAAAACTCTAAATGTAAGTTACAATCTCTCCCATCAATAGAAGCCAAAGGCAAATCTGAAAAGGTTGAGGTGTTTACCCTTGAAAAAAAGTGAAGTAGATAGGATTGCGGCTCACGAAGAGCTTTGTCTGATACGGTATAACAACATAGAAAAAAGGCTTGAAGAAGGCTCGTCAAGGTTTGACAGGCTTGAAAATATGATGTGGGGAGTCTACCCCTTTATACTCGTCTGTCTTGCCGTGGCGAAGTTTGGTTGATACTATAAACATTCATACCCCAGTAGGGGATAACTAAAGCAGAGGCTAATATGAGCAAATTAGAAGAGAAAGCGGCAATGACTGATTCAATGGTAATGGAAAAGAACGGTGAGAAAACAGGCGTTCAAGAGAAGTCTGAGACTTTCACTTACGCAGACTATGATAATGGCGTTTCAAAAGAATGGCTTGTTAATGCACTTAGTCCTGATGCGGTTCTAATTATTAACCACGTTCAGAACCTACAAAATAAACTGACTCAGCTACAGCTTGACGCAAACGATGTAAATTCAGCTATCCAAGCAAACAAGCAAAAATTAACCGACCTTTTGCCAAGCGATGATTTAGCATTAATCACAGAGCTTGAGAAGGATGTAACCGAACACTAAAAGAGGCCGATCATGGCTGGACTTACGGTAAGCGCACAACCAACTACAGAGCCTCTATCTGAGGGTGAGATAAGGGCTTACTGTAGGGTTCAGGATGACACTGATCTTGATATCCTCCTTATGATGGGCAAGGCCGCTCGTCAATTTTGCGAAGAGTTCACGAACAGGGCTATGTTGCTCCAAACCATGCATCTTTTCTTAGATGCTAATGAGGATATGGAAACACCTCTATGGGAAGGTATGCGTACAGGCCCATTCTTAAACTACTACAAGAACTATGTAACACTCGCAAGAGGCCCAGTACATTCTGTTGTCAGCGTTCAAACCTTTAACGATTCAGATGTGGCTACTACAATGGCCGCATCCAAGTATTTCGTGGATAACGCAAGAGAGCCAGCAAGAATTACCTTGAGAACTGGGGAAACCTTCCCCACAGCTCTGAGGGTGGCTAACTCTATAAAGGTTATTTACAAGGTTGGATACTCAAGCGTATCTCTAGTTCCAGAGCCTTTGAAGCTAGGAATGTTAATGCATATTGCATACATGTATGACCAGCGCGGTGACATGAAAGATTACCAGCAAACTCTAGCTATGCCTCCTATGATACAGAAGCTATACGCTCCGTATGTCATTCATGGGGGCATGGGTAGCTCTGTATTAATGGCCACAGGGTAATGGCCGTCTCTAGCGCATCCGTAGGCGCAATGAACAAAAGAATTACAATTCAAAAGGTTGCAAGCACAACTGATGCGGGTGGAGGCCGTGGGGTAACGTGGTCTACATACAACACAGTTAACGCGCATGTACAGCAACAATCAGCGTCCAGCAAGTATACGCAAGGGGTTGTTGATGAAAAGGGCGTATACATCTTTACGGTACGTTATATCGCTGGCGTAACTTCTGACCAAAGAATCAGCTACAACACCAAAATATTTAATATCACATCGGTAATAAATCCTGACGAAAGAAATAAGTACCTTGTTATTAAGGGTATGGAAGGGGTTGCTGTATGAGTGTGGTTATCGTTAATGAAAAGCAGTTTATGGCTAAATTGACAAAAAAGCTAAAAGGAAATCCTATTAAAAACGCTAAAATAGCCTGTCAATTAGCGGCTGATGCAGTAAGGGCTGAGGCTATAGATTCTATTGCTAGAGGGTCAAAAAGTGGGGCAACCGTTAGAAAATCCAACCCTAGCCGAACGCATACTCAATCAGCAACTGGTCAAGCTCCAGCAACGGATACAGGGTTTTTAATATCTCAAATAACGGCTACGAACAGAAGGAAAGGCACGATTGTATTTGGAGAGGTTAAATCATCAGCCCCTTATTCAAAGCCCCTTGAGTTTGGCACTAGAAGTATGGGAAAGCGCCCATTTATGCAACCCGCCTTAGATAGAAGCGCAGATCAGATAAAAAGAATATTTATACGCCAAGGACTTATAAACAAGAAGGGTGCTATAAAATGAGCATTAATCAATTTGCATTGCAGACCGCTATATACTCAAAGCTATCTGCGGATAACAACCTTACGGCTGTTTTAGGCGCTAAAGTTTTTGACGATGTTCCTGAAAATACACCTTATCCTTACATTCAGCTAGGCGAAGATAATGCATCAGATTACAGCACCAAAGATCAAACTGGGTCTGAGGTTACTGTAAACATAGATATTTGGAGTAGGTATAGGGGCAGTTTGGAGGCAAAAAATATAATGGACAGGATACACACACTGTTGCATGATAGCAGTCTGTCCGTCACTGGGGCTAACTTCATTAGTATGCGTTTTGAGTTCAGTGACATAATCAGAGACCCAGATGGGATTACGAGGCATGGAGTAATGAGATTTCGTGCAATTATGCTAGGTTAATATAATCAACGAAGTTGATAGGAGAATTTAGATGGCGGCACAAAAAGGTTTAGACTTATTACTAAAAATTGATATTGGTGGAACTTACACAACTATAGGTGGATTGCGCTCAACATCAATTACCATGAACGAAGAATCCGTAGACGCTACAAGCAAAGACTCTCTAGGCAGTAGAACATTGCTTGCTGGTGGTGGTGTTCAAAGCGTATCTATATCTGGCTCAGGAATTTTTACTGATACTGCGGCTGAGGTTGCACTTAGAACCGCTTACGCGGCACAGGCAAATACCACTAACGGTTCCAGCGCTCAAACAGCGGCTTTTGAGAACTTCCAAGTTATTATTCCTGATCTCGGCACTATGACTGGTGCATTCCAGATTACATCTTTGGAGTATGCTGGAGA